GGGGTATCTGGCCTAAACTCTCCTCAGTCAGTTGCGGATAGAGCAGCTAGCCAGGCGGCGTTTGAAGCATCTGGGCTATCTGCTTCTGGATACATTAAAATGATTGAAGCACAGGAAAGAGCCAATACTCCTAAGCAATCTGCCCAATTCACAAAAGCACAAATAGAGGCACAAGAAAGGGCAGCAGCTGCAGCCAAGCCAAAGATAGTTGTTACTGGAAACGCCACTACTCAAAGAGCAACAGTAGCAGCCCCTGTCGCTAAGCCATCTGGCCCAGCTCCTGGAAGAAGTGTAAGAAGCTATATGGCTAATGGAGGGCTTGTTAATTACATGTCAAATGGAGGTGCTCCAAAATTTGCTAGACCTTCGTGGGCTAAAACTATGGGAACCGATAGAATCCCAGCTATGCTAACTCCTGGAGAGTTTGTAATAAGTAGACCTGCAGTTTCAAAGATTGGTGTTAAATCATTAAACTCAATGAACAATGGAGAATATCCTGGCGGTTCAGTGTATAATTATAACCTAAGTGTTAACGTTTCTTCTATGTCAGACCCGAACGATATAGCACAAACCGTAATGGCTCAAATCCGCAGGGTAGAGTCTCAAAGAATAAGGAGCAACAGGTTCTAATGGCTACCAACGTATACATGACAAACAGGAAGCAATACGAGCGTCCTCAAGCCATGCTATGGGCGAACAACCCAGGAACCATTACTGATGGATTTTATGTTCCAAACGGTTTTGAGGTTGGGCAAGACACGTCAGATGCTCCCCAGGGATCTCTTTTAGATGAGTTTTTAATCCTGTCTGATGATAATAGGTCTGCGGTAGAGTTCAAACCAATCAGAATTGAGCGAAGAGAGCGAATGATTAATGGCAGGATGCGTTCATACCACATTGCCGATAAGCTTTCTATTTCTACTTCTTGGTCAATGTTGCCATCAAGATCTTTTTCTTCAAGTCCAGAATTTAGCAGTATTGGAGAGCCATCATTGCGTGAATCTGGAAATAGAGCTCCTGGAGCGGATAATTCCTTTGAAATTCTTCCAAACATTACAAATCTTTCTGAAAAGTTCACTACTGACGGCGGTGCAGGAGGGGTTGAAGTATTAGATTGGTATAGCTCCCACAAAGATTCTTTTTGGGTCTATCTTGCATATGACAAATATTCAAATTTTTCAGACAACGATGAAGATAAGTACTCTAGGCTAGGACAGTATAATCAGATTATAGAAATGTATATCTCTGACTTTAACTATTCCGTTCAAAAACGTGGTGGTTCTAATCATGATTTTTGGAATATTTCTGTAACTCTAGAAGAGGTTTAAATGTTCGATAGCAAAGAATTAAACGACCATCTAAAGACATCCTCTACAGTAAAATCTCAGACTGCAATTATCGCAGAATGGAATATGAACTTTTTTGAGAATATTGCAAATATAGGAAACTATAGATATAGACCTCTTTTGGGCGTATCACAGAAGTATGGCTCAATCCCAAACAACTATGATCCCAGAGATATAGGAAACTTTTATACTGGAGCTACAGATGCAGACACAGTTGTTGATGGAGGATTTAAGGAAGATGGACAAACTCCAGAAATATTTAAGCCTAAAAAAGAAAAAGAAAAGCTTTTATTTTCTCTAGAAGAGTGTTTTGGAAAGTTTAGGCCAAGATCTGGAATCAACAAGCTTAGGTACAACATAACTGGCAAGTATTTGCACCACAGCAATACTGAGATGTTTAATCGACCAAGATACTATATGCCAGACAAAACCGATAAGTTTAAGTATTGGACTTCTTATAGGACTGAAGATGGAAAAGAATATGGTATTGCAAATAATACCGTCAATGATTCTCACTATATAGAAGACACAGCTCCATACGTTGTTTATAAAAAACCTATTCCAGCTAATAGGATTGTCATTAAGACCCAGACTAACGTTGGAGAGATAGACCTTGGGCCATTCTCGGATTCTTCTGGCATTTTCTCAGATCCATTTTTTGGAGAACAGAATAAGACGGTTCCAGTAAAGTGGAAGATTCAATATCTAAAAAATGATATTTGGACAGACGCAATCTCCTTTGACAAAAACTCTCTAAGAAGTAATGGAAACGCTATTTTTGGGGCAGATGGTTATCTAGAAATTGGGTATGGGTTAATTGTACCTGAAAAATTTAGGGCCAATTTTATAAGCAATGGTATTGTTGCTTCGTCATCGATATTACCACTAGATAATCAAGATGGTCAAGCGTATCTGGTTAAGCAAAACAGCTCTGATGTCGGAACCTACTATATTTGGAATAACGGACAGTACGAAACTTTTCCACCAATTTATGGATGGTATGTTGCAGACGAGAATGTAGACCAGCTTACAAACTTTGTGACAGATACTGTTTCTCCACAAAGGTATGCAGAAGGTCAAAACGGAATTATTGAATACGAAGAGTTTTTGTTTATATCTGGAATCCGCATTGTCGTAGACACAATGAATAAGTTTGGTTCAACTTTTGACCTAATTGAGCTTTCTCCACGTCTTGCAGTGGACCTAACTGGGAAAACAGTATCTTATAATCTACAAAAAAGTGCCTCCGATCTTGGGATAAGCGGTTTGCCAATAGGGCAATTGCTTGCTGCTACTGGAGAATTAAGGCTGTTTGACTATGACCAGGCATTTAACTCAAATAACTACTGGGACCCAATTTCTGGACTAGGAAGTATTATTTCGGAATACATTAATAAAAATATCCAGATAAAATTCTATGAAATTATTTCAGATGTAGAGATAACGGATGAGTCTGGTAACAAAATTTCTAAAACATTCTATGTGCCACTAAAGACAATGTACTCTGAATTTTTCCCAGAGTCAAACTCAAAGACAAGAGAGGTCTCGATAAAACTAAGGGATCTATTCCTATATTTTGAATCTCAAAGTGCCCCAGAACTTTTAATCCCTAATGTATCGTTGTCCTACGCAATGTCAACTATCTTCGATAACATTGGCTTTTCTAACTATTCCTTTAAAAGAATTCTTGGAGAATCTGATCCAATTATTCCATACTTTTTTGTTGCCCCAGATAAAAGCGTTGCGGAAGTCTTACAGGATTTAGCAAAAGCTACTCAGACAGCTATGTTTTTTGATGAATATAACAACTTTATTCTGATGAGCAAAAATTATATTTTGCCATTAGAGACAGAAAGAGAGTCTGACTTTGTTTTAGTTGGATCAAAAGATCAAACAAAAGTGGGTATTGTAGAAAACTTAAAAATTCCTTCCGTAACAACTATCGGTAATATTATAGACATAAGTTCACAAGAGAACAATGTCTATAATGATGGAAAAATTTCTTACATCAACAGATATATCCAAAAAACCATGGGATCTATAAAGCAGGCCTACGTTGCAGACAAAGATATCACTTGGATATACAAGCCAGCACTGTTATGGGAAGTAGCTGGAACAGAACAGCTTAAGCCAACGAATGGACAGACTGCAACATCGAATAGGTATGCTCTTGCTGCAATCCCTTTAAACTCTAGCCTGGATACGTCGTTGCCAGAGGTAGTAAATCACGAACTGACAAATAACATCATAGATCTTGGCGATGGAATTTTATATATTGGAAGATATAATGGATATTTCTACTCTAACGGAGAGGTTATCAAGTACGACGCTGTTGAGTATAACGTTTCCGTCTTACCATCAACCGTTATAAACTCTAGATTTACTGGAGGAAATGTTTGGATAACAAGTGCACAAGAGTATGAGGACTATTTCTCTAAGCTAGCGTTTAATGGAAAGATTTATCCAACTGGACGTGTAAGGATTTATGCAGAGCCAAACTATGAGACCTTTAATGGTGTAACTGTTATGACGAATGGTCCAGTGGCAAAGCATGGTAGAGCACAGTTTGGAACAACCATTGCAAGTCATTCAGCAGGGCTAGATCAACACTGGACTAACAATGACAACGTCTTTGGTTGCAACATGGACTCTAAGTATCTTTTTGGAAATACTGTTTTTACAAATTCGATTGGCACTGGAAAAGCTGGACAAAATAAAAGCTTAGCAACAAAGACTTCTAGGTCCAGCCTGATTAAAAACTATTTATCATTTTCTTACAATGAAGAGGTATCTAGAAAGAATAAGCTATCTGCAACTTCAGAAACAGTTCAGGCTTCTGCGTTAGTGATAAATGGACCATCTTTTTCTGCACAAGAATCACCGATTAATTTTATTTCTTATGTTAACAAGCCACTAGCTAATTCCTTTAAGCATTTTGGAACTAGAATGCGAATTATTGGTAAGATTGAGAATAACGAAACTTCTGTTCAAACTGCAGCTGGTGCAACAACCTATTACAATGTTGCCACAAGTACACCAGAAGAAAATGTTGCAGTTAGCGGAGGTAGCGGAGGTATTGCAACACTTCTAAATCCAGAAACCAATAACGGATATTATTTTGAAATAGCTGCACTGTCAGAAAGCAACGTAGATAAATATTCAGCTTCAGATGGTGTAGCAAATGTGTTTTTTTATAAGATTATGCAAAATAGGAGCTTTGACAAGGAAACAAGTTCAAACCTTGCTGGAGCCTATACAGTAACAACCCTAACCGCACAGGTTGATGGAGCCCTGCTTATCGGCGGCTCTTCTGTTGAAATCGGACAAAGAATCTGGCTAAAGGGACAAACGATTACTGAGCAAAATGGATACTATGTAGTAACTTCTCCAGGATCTGCAAGCACAAAATGGACACTGGTTAGAAGCGAAGATGCAATTCCAGTAAAGCTTTGGAGTGGATTAACCAATATAACTGTTGATGATGGAAATTTTGCAGGGCAGGCAAGGGTAGTAGCAGAAGAGACAACAAAGGTATATGATCTTGCCCTAGAGTACCAAGACTTTGGATCATTCAGAAGATTCTTCCTATATCTGAATGATACTCAAATTGCAACAGTTGACGACACCTCTCCACTACCGCTAGTAAATGCAAACAATATGGCACTATTTGTTAGGGGAAGCTCCCACTGCATGTTTGAAAACCTTTATGCCTTAGCAAACAATTATAGCCAAAACTCTAGCTTTGCATTAGATCCTGTGGCAAATTCAATTTTTACAAATAAGATAAATATTTCTGCAAATGAATCTTTTAGAAAATATGCTATTAGCGGTATTGTCCAGCCAACATATCTTTCTGGAATTAATCCAGCAGAGCCACCAAAGTATAACATTTACTATGAGGAGTTTGGCTCAATCATGAGAGAGGCTGCCTACTTTAATGTTAAATATGATAAGGCTTATCCCGCTTTATATGCAATGATATCTCCAACATTTAATAAAATTCGTGGATATACTGTTTCTGGATTTTTTGCTGGAGCATATGGAGCAGAGTTCTTAATATTTAACGCCACAGATACCTTCTTATTCTTTGATGAACAGGTAGGCAATTACCTAAGGATTCAGGGAATTACATTTACGCAAGACTCTAGAAACGAACTTACGGTAGATGATTATTTTGATAAAACTTCAGATTTTTCAAATCCACAGGTAAAAGAGGATATGACAATACTGTCACCTGTTAAGCAAAAACAACTATATGATGACATTAAGAATAGTCGAATTACATATGGGAAAAACGAGTTTTCGTTAGAATCGCCATACATCCAAAGCAGGGATGAGGCAGTTAGAGTTATGGAATGGCTAATTTCTAAAACATCAAAACCAAGAAAATCTATTGGGGTAAGGGTTTTCTCAACACCAACTATTCAGCTTGGAGATATAATTTCTATAGACTACAAGGATGACGATGCTGAGTTCTGGTTTAAGCCAGAACAGCGTTTTGTGGTTTATAGCATTCAGCATGACAAAGATGTTTCTGGACCAGGAATGATATTATATCTAAGTGAGGTTGTATAATGGCAGAAAATAATAACTCAGTTATTGGTAGCAGAGTAGAGCCAACGCCAAATGTTCCATTGCCAACGCAAAGCAGGACAGATCAATCTGTAAAATCTGCTTCTCCAGATATCATTATTTCGGATCCTGGAGACACAGCAGTAGATCTAATCTTAAAACTAACTTTAGAAAAAATTGGGGCACAGGAGCTAATAAGCCTTGTAAGACATGACACAGTTAATGGACAAAACATAGCCTATCAGCCAGTAAAAAATATTGCAGAGGTCGCAATTGCTTATAATCCACAAAACATAATCGCTGTTCCAGACACAGCTGATATATTCTTTAAAAACTTTGCGATAAAGCTAGATACGCATACCCCACAATATGATCCTGATGCACTGTACATAGACATGATAGCCAGAGATAATAACGTATTCTTTGATGCAGTTAACAACAGAATCATTATTGAACTCATAAACCTAAAAAGAGATTACGAAATAGAGGTTCAGATGATAGCTGCTGGACAAATTTTTAATGATACAATATATGAAGAGGATGTTTCATGATTACTAATTCTGGGAAAAACTTATTGGCAAAATACCTGATCGGTCAGGCTCCTTCTTATGCCTCTCACATTGCCCTTGGCTGTGGTCAGTCTCCTAAGGCAATAGACTATGTCTTTACAGACAACGATATCCAGGAAATTTTGGATAAAAAGAACCTAGACTTTGAGATGTTCCGTGTTCCAATAACCTCTAGAGGCTATGTTAATGAAAATGGGATATCTAAAATTGTTTTGACTGCAGAGCTACCAACAGTAGAAAGATACGAAATTACTGAGATTGGAATATACTCCTCAGGCTCTAACCCAACAGCAGGAGCATATGATAGCAAGCCAGTTTATTCTTTTACAAGAACAGAAAACTGGGAGTATCACACATCCACTGCTGCTACATCTATCCCAGTTATAATTCAGCCATTAGGAACAGAAGCTGACCCAGACGAAATCCAGCAACCATCTCCAGTTTTTCAAACTAACGCAGATAATAAAACTTTGCTAGAAGAGTCTAGAATTGCAAGGTATGAGTCTTGTCGCTATCTAAATAATATTATTATGATGGCTGGCGGAGAATCATCTATATCAACCGTTAGTGGGAAAATGGTTCCTGCTGAAGGATCTAATCACATACACCTAACTGGTGCTAATCTTGACTTTAATAAAAATGCGGCATCTGATGAATTGCGTTTTGCTTTCTCTGTAGTAAATAAAGACGCCTACGACTCCCTGGAGCCAAGCAGAGTAAAAGTGCTAATTGAGTTCGCATCTTCTGATAGCGACTCTGCTACTAACTATGCTCAATTTCAGGTAGACCTAACAAATGGCACTGGAGCAGGGCAACACGATTTTGAAAACAATAGA